ATAAACATTTTATCGCCAACAGACAAATTCATAGTTTTTGCCTGCTCACAAAGTCTTTCTTTTTCAAATTCTCCACTTTTCCAAATTCTATGGTCATCTGAAAAATAATAAGTATGGTCAAACTCAAACACTTCGTAAGCAAATTCAGCTAATTTATTTGGATCATTTGTCATAATTATTGCCCCTCCCTAATGTTTTTGATGTTGATTTTAGTGTTTTCATTAGACGCAACGTGAGAAGTAATGTTTATCACTTCATCACCAATTCGCGCACTATTACTGATACCTGAACCGATACCCATAATCGTGTACCTATTTATTCCCTTAGACGAAAATACTTTTTTAGCGTATGCGTGACCGTCTGGATAACCAACAACAATAAACTTACCGTCATCTTTGCGACGAAGGAAAATCTTTTGTGATGCCAATAACTGAGACAAAAACTTGAGCGTAATAGCTTTGTTTTTGCCACTCTCAGTCATAGATGAAAGCACAGCATAAACAATAACTTTGCCGTCTTTATCAACAGTTACGAATTTCATAACCTTGCCGTAATCTGTTTTTTTATCTTTGAGAGATAACCCAACCAATGCGTCAAAAATAGTCAAATCCATAGCCTAGTCCTTTCTTTGATGTGTTTTTTTATCGGATAAATAACAATAGACAAATAGCCACCCAATACATAACACAATTTGTGATGTAATTCTTGGATAATGGGTTGGCATTTGTCTCAACAGACTACCACCCGAACTACTCAAAAAAAACCTCAAAAATAAGATTTCTTAGATTTCTTTTGGATCAGGGAAAGGGGTGAAAAAAGTGTCGATCTATTGTCGCACACAAGGGGTAAATTATGTAATGAATTACACTTAGTCCCGGCTAAAGAATTAGCTGATCGAAAACAGTTGGGGCACGTAACATTACAACTTTGTAATATTACGGCGGGCGTTTAGCCAATATTTTAGCAAATTTTAGTATATTTCAGAAAGCATTACACAAGCTTTATACTGAAACTATTCTAGGAAGCGTTTTTGGAAATTTCAATAATGTATTCCATTAGGCTACCTTCATATGTAAAGCCACCAAAATGAGACAATTCAATTGCCGGATCAACCCAAATGTCTTTACCCATTTTTTGCCAATACCTACAGAATCCATAATCCTCAGATAAAAACCTTTTTGTATCTTCATCGACATAGGAATTGAATAAAGCATATGTGTTGTCAAGTTCTTTATCCTTCAAGCTACCCGTATCATCTTTAAATTTTAATTCTGGGTAATGCTCAAACATCTGGGTAAATACTTCTCTTTTGATGCACATAAAACCTGTTCCGGCATCATAAATAGATAAAGCACCATTATCTGCTTTAATGTTATTATTACCGGCCTTTACTGGATTTACAACAAATCTAGTGGATTTCTTTGCCAATTCCGCTGCGGGAACCCCATCTTTTACCAACTTCTCAACCCTTTGCCAATTGATCTCTTTAATCGGATATGCTCCAGTAATAATATCCTTATCGTGCCACAAAAGCTTTAAAATATCACCAGACGTAAATTTAATGTCTGCGTCAATAAACATCAAATGTGTGAACTGCTCATGAGCCATAAACTTGGCAACAACGTTATTTCTAGCCCGGTTAATAAGTGAATCACTAATCGTACTAATACCAAATTTCATTCCTATCTGCTTAAAGTACAAAACTGACGAAATCAATGACATCATAAAAGGTTCAGTCAATTCTCTATTGTAACAAGGCACTCCAATCATTGGACACCATTTACTAATTGAATCAGGACTAATCTCAATATTTTGTTTTTCTGTTGACAACATACTTCTATTATAGCAAAAAAAAGGTGGGGCTTTCGCCCCACCTTGAAAAATATAAATATTTTTTAACTTTTAATTACTTACCCTTTACCGCAGTCGTAACTTTATTCTTCAACGAAGGGGCTTCGTTAACTGTGACGAAAGCATTACCACCACGATTTGCTTTGAAGAAAAGTTCCTTCTTTACTGAATCATAACGGATAATGATTTTGTAACCGAATTTTTTAGCCTGAGCACGAATTCTCTGCTGCATTGAATTATATGCATTACCTGGTTCAACAAATAGGCTAAACTTTTGTCCGCTACTTGCAGATTCATGCAAAGCACTAACAATTGCTTGCAGATCTTCTGACTGCTTTCCTGATCTTGTAATTTCAGGAAAATCCTCAACTTTATTCATTTGAATTGCCATTTTTTTTCTCCGTATCTTCTTTATGGTTTGATGCTGGCGGAATTGCCAACAAGAAGAACAGTAGCAGACAAAAACCCCACACAGGGGATAAAACGCATTTTTTTTAAAATTTATTTAATTACGAGTCGTATTCTCAGTCAGTTCTTTAAGTTGTTGCCTTAGTTTGCCGTTCTCAATATTCAGGGCAATTATAGAAACCACGGCTTTTTGCAATTCTGCCGACAAAACGGCAGCAATTTCTTCAGCCGAAGCCGTAGTCTCTTCTACAATGTTTCTAGCCATGGATTTACCTCTGTTTTCTTTTCTGAATATCCAGGTGTGAACTTTCCTGCCCCACCATTATACACTGACACAGTTCCAAAATCAGGCATTTCTTCATTAATTTCATACCATTTATCCGGCTGCAATAACTCGATTTCAATCTCACCACTTACGGCAATATTTTCAATACAGCTATACACAGATCCAGCAATAGCATCGGCTAAGTCTTTTGACCCTCTTGATGGATGATCTATTTTATTGTTTGAAAACAAACGTAACTTTAGAAGCTCTTCTTCAACCAATAACTCATTCCAATATCCACGCAATCTTCCATCATATATTGCAGATGTTAATGTATCATAATCTGTTTTCTTTACGCTGTGGAAATCTGCATTGATTGACATTGATCTAAGGCTTTGAATCATTTCAATTGATTGCCATCTGTCAAATGTAACCTTGGCTACATCAAATTTTCTACATAAATCAATGATCATTTGCCGGATGCTGGAGAAATTGATTTCTTCATTATTACCGGCCTCCCAAGAATAAACCAAATCAACATTTACCACTGGAAGCTTTTCTACACCATTTAATGTTTTCACTTCTGCTAATCCCGGTGCATGCACTAATGCTAACGCCGCTCTATCTCTTTTAAGAGCTAAGTCAATGTGAATAAATCTTACATGCTGATCTGTACCATTAAACCAATTTTTAAATGTACCATCTTCGTTAATTGGATTTTCTCCATAAGTAAAGGCTTTCCTAACCAATTCCGGATCTCTAAAATAAGCGTCTTCCATATTCGGCGGATTACATTCAAATCTTGCCGCAGCTTCAACTGGATTCCTAACATATTCAGATTCCAATTGTTCTCTCTTAATTGTTGGATTTACTTCCCAAGTTGCAGCTTTAATAAACCAAGTTTTTGGCTCTTTCTTTTCTCGAGCACCATAATATCTTTGCTCAATAAAGTCTCCTTTATACCGGGGGAATGACAAAAGAATTACTTTACCTACTTCTGGAAAACGCGACATAACCGATAGCTTACTCATATTATAAATTGCTGAAGCAGAACCTTTAGATCTCGTATCCCCTTTTAATTCCGCATCTGTTTTAAAAGCTGCAATTTCATCCAATATCACAGTCAATACCTCATACCCTTCCCAACCTTCACTTTCAGAGTGACCTGAAAAACATCTTACTGGTCTTGAAAAGAAAAAGATTTCTGAAACTCGCGGCTCAAATCCAACTTCATTAAAATATGGAGATGCCAACAATAAGTTTTTTAAAGGCTCAAAAAATACTCTTTGAGCTTGCTGGGCATTTACGGCCAGGTTTAGCATATCTATATATACTCCATGGGCTTTGCCATAATAATTTAGCGGATCCCTTAAACAATGGAGTAGGTAGGCAGTATAAGCCATTGAAATTCTTGCACAATGATCTTTACCTGAACCTTTGCCTAGCATGCATATTACTTCATTGTCTGTATATTTAGCGTATAATTCACTCCCTTCTTTCTCCCCGTGTAGGGCTATCAGTGTCTTTTCTTTAAATATTTGAGTACTGTGCTTAACTATTTCCGCTTGTATTTCTGATAATGGAGGCAATCCCAAATACTTTTTATCCTGCACAAATGTTTGAATTGGCACAGGTGTTTCCACAAGATCATCCTGACGCAATAGACGATCAAAATCATTAAAATTTAAATTTAATCCGAGAAAATCCGACATTTTTACCTTTCCTATTGTACACTATTTATCAAATGTTCCAATCTCGTAATGTTACAAATTACGTAATCTTACAGATTTACTAATCTTACACGGAAGAAAAGCGCTGACAGGGTTAGATTTACACCTTTATGGGGATCACTTTCCGTCTCTTTACAGGGACTTTATGGTGGCCATAATCCGTCTCTTTAGTTCGCGCCTTCCACGTCCATAATCTCGAATGCAATCTCCAGCTGTGCACGAACCTCTTCGGCTATGTGTGGATGCTGGGATATTACATCCCTAAGTATTTTTGATAGTATTTGATTAACATTTTCAGCCTTCTGCATTCGTGAAATATACTGAGCGTCTGCCTGATTCCCACCCATTAGTTTGTGGAGTTGGGCTTTCTTAGTGGCAACCTCTGCTGCCAATTTAATTGCTTGGATTCTTGCTGGCACCATACCGTGGTCTGTGGCGATGTTAATCGTCTCCCAGGCTTCCTTACTTAATTGATCAAACTCCTGCAAGGCCTTGATTGTATTAAATTGAATTTTTTCAAGAAAATATGGATCCGACTCTGCCTGACGATTAAGAATCTTTCTGTATTCCTGAATCATGCTCTTGGTCTTATCAATGCTTGCATTGACTAAGGAACTGATTTCGTGAATTGAATAACCCTTTACATGCAAAAGACCGGCCTGCTCAATATCAGCCAGTTCGTCAAGGATTGTTCTTTGAACTAATTCTACTTCTTGCCCTAAGGCAATTTCGTTATCTGACACTTTTACCTCTATGAATTTTTAGGAAACCTTAGCTCAACTCCAACCGCTTTTGCTTCCGAATTAAGTTTATCATAGTCATGACCGTGCATCTTGACATATTCAACTCTATAGTTAAACCAGCCCTGAACAGCCTTCCAAAACTTGGGGTCTGTTGTTTTTTCAAGATCAATCAATTCCTCTGTTGTGAGTAGGAAACTCAGAACGCCAAGTGGCATATAAACAACCATGTCATACCCTTCATCCTTGTCAGAGGTGTATTCTTTCAAAAAATCCTGGAACGCAGTGATTACCCTCTTCACCCCATCGCCACCAAAATAGTCAATGCTGCCAGTAGCATTTCTAATTCTTGGACAGGAATCATCAACAGGCGTGATGGTTCCAAATGTGCGACACACCATTGGCCGATAACCATATATCGTGCATCCCCCCTTATAAAACGCGCAGTGCCTTGTTGTCTCTCCACCAATTTTCCAGTCAGTATCAAGCATTGCTTCTTTCAGATCACCAACGATACCATCAATCCATTTATCAGCTGCTTCAGAGCCCTTGTCTTCAAGAACCAAATAGTATTGCTGACGAATTTTAAATGCTATATTTGCACACTCTGCTAAGTGAATATTCAGCCCAATCTTGCAGCAATTGCCGGAGCCTAGACACTTGTGCTGGGTAGCGTTTTGCTTGGCTTCAATCACCCGAATTTGATTATAAATCATATCAAGCTTGGCAAAACTTGTTATGTCTTTTACAGCCACCGATCTTCTCATTTTCCTCTAGTCTCCTTTTTTCTCTGTCGCATTCTTTTTTGCATTTCTCTTTTTCTTTGACCAGCAGCCTTCTGAGCTTCAGACTGAGGCCTTCTCATACTGGTGGCAGAAAGATTCCGACCCTTTCCCCGAAACTTTAAAAGGTCATACTTCTTTACCCAGTTGTAAATTGCCTGCGGGGTTACTTCAATGCTGTAAGTCTTTTGAAGATGCTTACAAATGTCAGTCAGATTCATCCTTCGCTTCACATACATTTCGTATAGAAAAGCTTTGTCTTTGTATGGCTCACTTTGCATCATTACCCTCTAGTACTTTTTTGCAATACCATAACCCAATGCCTGCTGCATCTATGATATCATCATCATCAAGACCTTCGGGGATGTTTTTGAAGTATTTCTTGACAATCTCTTGGACCCGCCTCTTTCTCTCTTTTTTTAATTTAAGAGCCAGCGCCCCTTTTTCGCCGTTACTGGCGATCTCCTCTTGCTCTTTCTTCCTCAAGTTTTTATAACCGATACCGGATTTCCAAACTAATGGATTGACATCAGACACGTCGCAACCCAAGTTGTTGAGAACGCCCCATGAGTATCCAATGATATATGAAATTATTCTACTGGTTTCAAAATTCTGAACATATATAGACTGCTCAATGATGCCAAACTCGGGCTGGTATTCCTTATGTACATTTTTGAGTTCCTTACTGATGACGGAGAATTTAGCAGATGCCCCCTTGTACTCCTTGTATTGAATTTTCCCACAAGCAAATATTGAGATATTCCTGGATTTAATGTCATAAATAACCCAGGCCAAAGAGTGAGATGCAGGGTCTATTGCAATCACCCTGGCATCTTTGATTGAAGAAACAATGCCGGATATCCCCATCAGGTTTGCCCCCTTGCCTGCTTTTCGCTCCAGCCCCAGGATATAAGACGATTGATATATCTCTCACGCTTGCAACTTTCGCAAATCTTTTCTTTATTGTACCTTGATAAGATGGTTCCGCAATCTACTGTTTTGCAAATCCTTTGCTTGTTCTTATTATTCTTCTTTGCGTAGTAATTGGCTAATAAATTTTTATTCGTAACGATCCTTCTGCATTCTGGCGAGCAGTAGATGGCGTTGTAGACTTTCGCCTCAAATACCTTACCGCACTCAGGGTTAGAACATTTCTTCTTTTCCTTCTTGTACATTTTCGGACCAACATAAAGCAGCCACATCGCAAGAATTACAGTTTGCTGATGTCCTCTTGTAGGGCCGCTGGGGTATTTCATTGTTTAAATAACTGTTGTAAATACCTGTATACTTATTAAATAATTTATCAATAAACTTATCATCTCTTTCAATGTAAATCGGTAGAATTTCTTGATTATTTTTATTTTCATAAATTACATATCCAGAATCAAGATCTAGGCATTTCATATAAATCTGTGCTTGCCTGTAGTGTTCGTCTTTTGGTTTGTTATAAAGTTTTCTATAGTGAAAACCTTCTGTGCTAATGGACTTTAATTCAATGAGTTTTCTTCCGTTCCATTCAATGATACCATCTGCTGTACCTTCAATTGGCGGAATTCCCCATTTAACTGGAATTTCTTCTTCCAATAGAACGCCCATATCCCTGAAATAGCCATAAAGTCTATTGTGTACAGCATGCCCATTGTCAAAAATTCGATACGTTTGCGGGTTAAATGATGGGGTTATTTCAACGCCATTAAACAAATAAAACCAATATCTGGCGCATTGGTTTGTATAGCTGGGATGAAAGCCACTTACTTGTTTAAAGTTGGGAGTGTTGCGCTTAGCCAAGTGCTCGTCAATGCCCTCAGTCAATTCTTTTCTAATCTCAACCTTAACATCCTTGACAATATCTTCTTTTTTTTCTTTTAGTTTTTTTAACGATTTCATT